AAAACTATTGGAAGCTGGTCAAACTGCTTACACAAACGGCTCAGACGTAAATACTTTTATGATAAAACCCGGCGATGCCCAAATAGTCGCTGGTTTCTCAGCAGCATCTGGTCGTAATCGTGAGATCGCGCAAGGTAAGACACTTGTTAATGCAATTGATCTGTACGTTGACGTGGCTAGCGTACATTAAATCTGGTGAACTCAGTGGAAGCCTACGTCGAGAGATAAGGTAATACTGAGCCAAGCCCCAGTAAAATGGGGAAGGTGCAACGACTATTCCGAGAGGAAGTACACTCAAGTGAGTGGAAGCGCCAGACACTGCAACACGCAGTGATGATATAGTCTCATCTCATGTGAAAGCATGAGCAGTCTTAACAGACGATCTAAGATTAACGAACTTAGGTGAAGGTGCCGTAATGTAGCCCATACGGCGAATACAGAGTTGTGCTTAACCGCCAGCTAAAATCAACACACGCTCTATTGATCGATCCGTCAATGTTTAAAACTTGTACGCTTCGTCCATTCACACGCACATTACTTGCTAAGAATGGTGACTCAGATCGACATCACATTGTTGGTGAAGTTTCTTGTAAGCACACTAACTTTGCAGACTCAGTTGCAATCACAGGATTGTCATAAGTCTAAGAAAATAGACCACTAATAGGTCTTTATCAATTAGGTCACCCAGAGATACACATAGGTTTTGCTCTCCTTACTTTGTGTCACTCTGGGTGGCCTTTTTACGTTTTAAAGGTAGCACAATGACTAATCAGAACAAAAAACAACACCAGCCAACGTTAATACAAAACGAAACAAACTTCATACATGAGCATGGAGAGTTGTTAGGCAAACACACGCAGCACATATCTCAATCGTTCTTAGACGATCTGAAAGACGCTCGAAACCAAAGCAGTTCGAAGCCTACAGGAGATATGATGCGAGTAGCGTCTATACCGACAGCCGTTGTCGAAAAATGGATGCGAGAAGGGTTTAACATCTGGGAAGCTAAAGGCTCAGAGGTTGTCCGAAAGTTAAAAAACGAGGACTTAGATATGTTCCTTACAACAGATAAAAGGGTCTAACAGATGGCAAAAGCAGGGCTATACGCAAACATCCACAAGAAAAGAAAGTAATAACCAATGAACAAAGGTGAAATCCGAGCACACTTTATTGCTCTTCTAAATCGTAGTGACTGTTCGAATGCTTTGGCTGACACCTTCATTGACCAGGCAATCACTAGAATCCAAAGACAACTCCGCGTCCCAGCAATGGAAAAACAAAATACATACGATGTGACTTCCGCAACGGGCGTAGCAACTTTGGTTATGCCTTCAGATTTACTTGAGGTAATCGAATTGTATTACGATGGTAACTCATTAACACGTATACCTCTACATGAGATGGTACAGTACCAAAAGACTGGAGAACTAGGTTCACCAAGGTTCTTTTGCCGTGAGCAGGGGAACATAAAGATACACCCTATGCCTAGCACTGGGAACCTCTACCTAAACTACTATGCAGAGCAAGACCCACTGGCATCAGACAGCGATACAAACATGCTAACTAACATTGCATCTGATCTTCTTACATACACAGCCCTTTCTTATGCGGCTGATTACTTTTTAGATGAACGTGGGGCAATCTTTGACCAGAAGTCAGGGTCTTTCCTAGCTGAGATACAAGAACACGCAAACAGTTCTGAGCAGTCAGGTGTCAACCAAGTGGTACGACCTACACACTATTATGAGGATTAATTCAAATGGCATCAAAGACCAGTTTCTACAACAACTCTGGAGTAACTAACGAACAATCGAATGCTATTGACGCATCAGTATCAAACGCGGAAGCCAGCGCAACTTCAGCATCTAACAGTGCAACAGCGGCGGCTAACAGCTCAACTTCAGCATCTAACAGTGCAACAGCGGCGGCTAACAGTGCCTCAAGTGCATCAACTTCAGCAACAACATCTACAACATCTAAAGACGCGGCAGTCGTAGCCAAGGACGCGGCTGTAGCAGCTAAAGACGCGGCTGTTGTAGCTAAGAATGCGGCTGAAGCTGTAGATGTCATAACAGATGCTACAGTAACTGTATCATCACTATCTTCAGGAAGTAGTCCAACAGCAACTGTGACAGCCAATAGCGGCGTAGGTGCATTTGCTTTTGGTATACCAACAGGAGCTACAGGAGCTGATGGTGCTGATGGAGCAGATGGAGCCCAAGGTATCCAAGGCGCAACAGGAGCCGCTGGTGCGGACGGAGCTGACGGAGCAACTGGAGCTACAGGAGCCCAAGGTATCCAAGGCATCCAAGGTGCTACGGGTGCTCAAGGTGCTACGGGTGCTCAAGGTGCTACGGGAGCCGCTGGTGCTGATGGCGACGATGCTGATTTAAGTAACCACTTACCCCTATCTGGTGGCACAATGACGGGTGATGTTCTGCGTGGAGATAATGTCAAAGCTAAGTTTGGTACGGGTAATGACTTAGAGATATACCATGATGGAAGCCACAGTGTTATACATGATGTTGGTGAAGGCCATTTAAAGCTAATAGGACAAGACTTAATAATTGCCAAAGAGTCTGCTGGATTATTTAATAATGAATATTATATTTATTGCGATACTGATGGTAGTGTTTTCCTATACTACGATGGTTCTGGGAAAATGGGTACAGTTAGTGACGGGATAAGTGTCGTTGGTAATATAACTGTGTCAGGTAATGTTGATGGACGTGATGTAGCCTCAGACGGGACTAAGTTAGATGGCATAGAAGCTAGTGCAACAGCAGACCAAACTAAAAGTGACATAGATGCTTTAGGTATCAATGCAACTTCTGTTTCAGGCTTTACTGTAGGTAAATCTGTACCTTCAAACGCAGTGTTTACCGATACAACCTATTCTATAGGCGATGGTGGTTTAACGACAAACGATTTTACCAATGCTGATCATACAAAACTCAATGGCATAGCCACAGGTGCAACAGCATACACAAATGCTAATGCAATATCTGCTGTTACTGGTGCAGACTTAGACATGGATGGTAACAAGGTTCTGTTTAGTAATATGTATGCTACTTTGGGGGACTTACCATCAGCCACAGACAATCACGGCATGTTTGCTCACGTACACGCAACAGGCAAGGGTTACTTTGCACACGGCGGCAACTGGGTTGCTCTAGCTAATGCCTCAGATGTGACTAGTTACACCCACCCTAATCACTCAGGCGAAGTCACATCGACAGGTGATGGAGCAACAGTAATAGCTGATAACGTAGTAGACGAAGCAAACCTCAAGGTAAGCAATGCGCCTACAAACGGATATGTCCTAACAGCACAATCTGGCAATACTGGTGGTTTAACTTGGGCGGCGGCTTCTGGTGGAGGTTCTTCTACACTAGACGGGTTAAGTGACGTTAGCACATCAGGAGTTAGCAGTGGACAAGTTCTAAAATACAATGGGACAAACTGGACTCCAGCAAGTGACAATACTGCTTCTGCTGGCGGTGGAATAACAACAGGTAAAGCAATTGCTATGGCAATGGTATTTGGATAATAACAGGAGAATAAAATGACTGCACCAAATGTAGTTAGTGTTGCAACTATAACAGGCAAGACAGATGTACTTGCGGCAACAACAACAGCCACAGCAATAACAACTGCGGCAACAGGTAAATTACTAAAGATAAACTCAGTCATAATTGCTAACATAGATGGCACAAACGATGCTGATATTACTCTTGATTTGTATAGGTCTAGCACAGCTTACAAGATAGTAAGCACAGTCACAGTGCCAGCAGATGCTACTCTCGTAGCTATAAGCAAAGACAGTGCAATATACTTAGAAGAAGGTGATGCACTTAGAGCAACAGCAAGTGTCGATGGAGACTTACAGGTTATCTGTAGTTACGAGATTATATCGGAGTAAGACATGAAGAACAGTGTGCATGATAATGGTGGTTTTATAGGTCGTGTAGCAGACTATGCGGCTACTGATAGCTATACATCTGGGAGTCAAAACAAAAAGAACTCTGGCGTTTGGAGCATGGATGCAGATTACCTCAATGCAGAGGTAGTTCTTACGATACCTACTAATGGATTAATAGCTCATTTAGACCCAGCTAATTATACGTCAGGTACAACTCTTGCAGATGCTTCTGGTAATAATAATGACATGACTTTAGCTGGCTCTCCAACTCATAATACAACTAATGGCGGTACATTTACTTTTACTACATCTCAAAGCATGACAATACCTAGTAGTGGGGATATGGATAGGGCTAATTATGATTATACTGTAATTTATGCCGCAAGAGTGCATAGCATAACTTCTAATAGAGAAAGAGTATTACAGGGCATAGTTAATAATTGGCTTTTAGGTTTTTGGAATGGTTATTACAATAGTTATTTTGCAAATAGTTTTATTAATCAAACAACTACACGGGACACTAATTGGAGGATTTTTGCTGGGACGAGAAATCACAGTGCAGATCAAGACGTTTTTTATTCCAATGGGACATCTATTGCTTCTAATTCTGATGGTATAAATGGGTTTGCTGGGTTATCTATAAATAATGGATGGGAACAAGCTGATAAATCAGACTGTGATGTAGGTATACTACTTGTGTACGATAGAGTTTTAACTGCTACAGAAGTTACTCAAGTGTATGACATATATAAATCAAGATACGGATTAACGTAGGATAAAACAATGACACAATATACAATTAATAAAACCTATCCTAAACCTTTACCACACAGGATAGTCTTATCAGACGGCACTACTCGTACTGACAACACAACATTTACAGATGCTGAAATAGCTGATGCTGGTTACACTGCTGTATCTGACAGACCTTCGCATACAGATGACCAAAAAGTATTCTGGAATGGTGCTGATTGGTATGTGCAAGACATGGTAGGTAACGAATACGATGTAAGAAACCATGCACAACAATTAATACTTAGCTACTGCCCCGAATGGAAACAACGTAACATAACTAACAGGTCAATGGAGTTAGTTAATAAAGGTTCAGACAACTGGACAGCAGAAGAACTAGCTGAGTATAATGCTAATCAAGCTATCTGGGCTAAGATAAAAGAGATACGTGATGCTTCCAATACACTAGAAGCCATGTCGCCTATACCACATGATTACTGGTTAGAAGAACATTGGCCTAGTGATTTAGGAATGTAGAATGGACAATAGTGACAATGGCTGGCACATAGCCAAGAGTGTCCCCGCAACCCTACTCCTCGGCCTCATAACACAGGCTGGAGCAATCGTCTGGACTGTCAGCATGATGATGGCAGACATCCAAGAAAACCAAACAGACATCGTTGAGTTCGGACAACGTATATCTAAAGTAGAACAGATGGTTCAATCACAGGCCGTCTCAATGGCACGAATAGACGTGAACATAGAACACATCCGTACATCAGTCGAGAAGATGGCAAACCGCGATGACTAGGTTTGTCCTAGCACTAGCAACCTTATCACTAACAACAGCCTGTATCCCCAAAATTCATGTAGACACTCCGATAGCCTTTCCGTCTTCATGCCCTATGGGAGATACAGTTTGTGAACGTAATCTCAACGCACAGACACTGGCCTACATTGGTCACAAAGATGCGGCGACAAAGCTGATGTGCCAAGATTACAAAGTAGAGAAAGTTATGGTTGAAGAATGTGGAAACTACTTACCCCTTTATTAATACTGCTGACAACTTCAGCGTATGCAAATGACATCAATGGAGACTTCAGTAACAACTACCAAGACAGTGAAGTCGATAGTAACAACGCGACAACTAACGAAACCAACAATTACAATGCGGCTGGGGCTTCTCAGGCCGCACCTGTAATGTCCTCTATTGCTCCTACAGTAATGGGCGGTGGTGGTAACGATAGCTGTCTATTACCCACGACATCGGGAATCCAAATGACAATGTTTGGTTTCTCACAAGGCAGTATGCAACAGGATGAGCACTGTAACCGCCGCAAGAACGCAAGACTATTAGGAACACCACAGCAAATTGGAGGACTAGGGCTTCAGATTTCAGCCATATCAGTCCTGTGTAGTTCGCCAGATGGCAACGTATTCCGAAGTATGATGTTAGCCTCGACGCCCTGTCCAATCATGGATGTGGTCACAGGCAAAATCTTAATGGGTAAAGCGGCAATAGATAAATACAGAGAACACCCAGAGGTCTACATTATTGGCTATGAGCCTAACAAAGTATTCTGGGACACTCTGCTCAGAATTGGAGAAGATTTAAGTGATGAAGAAACAAAAGCAAAAGCTACTGTTGTCAGTGACAGCCGCACTCTTAGTCAGCGGTTCCGCAGTACACGCAGAGTACAGTCAGACAGGCTCACAGAAGATAACGGAGCTGAAGGGAACAATTGACATCATCAACAACAGGTTACTTGCAAGCGGACAGCTGGTCAATGGTGCTGTCGGATACGCATCAGTAGGACGTGTAGTTGTAGATGACGCACTAGATGGCGGATTAATCACAGATGCACAGTTCGCGGCATACACAGTGGCCTTAGATAAGGTGGTTGCACACGACTACGCTACAGCACAAGATGCAAAGCAATTGTTCACGCAAGAGCACACAGCGGCAATGAACCAGCTGACACTTGCTGTTGACCTACTGACATCTGCAACTTCTGTACTTGCTACAGCGACATCAGTATCCGCAGTGGCGGCTGAAGCTGACACAAAGCCAGAGCAAGTAGCACTACAAGACATGCTACAGACAGACGAGTATTCCATACAGGCGTCTGAAGTTGCTACATACAATGATGCAGTTGATAACGTCGAGAAGTACGCACAGCAAGCTGGTGCATTCATGGCGGCGGCAAACAACACGGAACTCACAGCGTCTATAGACACATACACTGCCACTAATAACTTAGTTGCTGGTAACTACACAGCCATCACGTACACCCAGAATGTCGATGAGTTTGTCATCACATGGTCTGGTAATGGTACTGGTTGGTCTGGTTATCTAACAGATGACATGAAGGATGCCCAAGCCATCTATGGTGCGAACACCTACATGCAACAACATGGAACACCAATTAAGGACATGTAAATTCAATGGAAGACACTGAGCTAAAGGTCGGCGGTTTCACCTTCAAAGGGTGGTACATAGCGGCGGCTTTGCCAATACTGTCTGCAATCAGCGGCGGTATCTATTATGGGTATGACACCCTCA